CGATATGCTCTTAAAATATTATCCTTACCTAACTTGTCAATGAAGAACTGTGTGTTATTCTTTACTAAAAAGAAATTCTTACGACGTTCTGTTTTTAATATGTCACGCACTTTATCATAAAATTCTCTGGCGTCTTCGGCGGCAAACTTGTGAATCTTTTCTTTTAACTTTTGTCTGTTCTTTTCGCCTAACATCTTAGGATTTAAAGTTAAAATAAAGTCTCCAAGGCGAGGCCAATCATTTGGTACTTGTTTTAACATTGGAGTATAGTCTATTAAGTCTAATAGAAAATATGTTATTTCTTTGTCGTTAATTAGTAATTTCATATTTTTGCGTTATTTTCCAAGCTGTGCCATTTATAATTTCTTCGTTGGTGAATTGCCCGTATGCAATATTGTAACATTGTTTTTTAATTGTTTCTAAGTCTGGCTTAACCGGATTTGACAGTTGAGACAGGTCGGTACTAGTCAACGGAGTTGCGGCACACGGTACTGTAACAAATGCTGGTATACCGTATAATACTGATTCTAATGCAGCAATACTATTAAATGCCACTGTGGCATAAACTCCACTATCAAACGCATCGTATATAGAGTATTCTCGGTTTCTATATGTGCGTGTGCCTTTCTCGCGAACTTCTATTGGCAAATTAGAATATTGTTTTATGGATGCAATTGTTGACTGAACCCACGTATCACAGTCAATATCATAGAACCTGGTTGCTTTAGGATTAGGTAGTACTAACAAAATTTTCTTATCGTAATTCTTCCAGCCAGTCCACACTAGCCTAGGATCTTGTTCAGCTAATCTATTCCATCTATCTTCAGGAACGCTGCGGATAACAGAATGTTGTAGGTTATTTTTTACAACACGATGCCATAGTTTTTTACCGCCTTGATTTCCAGGACTTGGAAAATTCCCCACATATCCGGTATCAATATAATAGTAGTCACGGTTCCCTGCTACACAGTTAGCCATATGATCTTTTTTAATTACACCACGAACAATTAACGGCTTAGAAGTCTCTGCTGGATCTATTGTGCAAATATTTTTAGAGCCGACTGCAAGTGATTGCTCCATTGAAATTTCATCTACCATAGTTCTTCTAACATCCTTTTTGCTTTACCTGTCTTTAGTTCGTCGCTATGAAATTGTCCGTATGCTAAATGGCATCCCCACGCATATAATTTATCGCTGTCAGCGTAGTAAGGACTGTCTATCTGACTTAGATCCTGTAACGACACTGGGCTAGCGGCATTTGCTGGCGCCAGTGTAAATGCTGGTATACCGTGAAATATGCTTTCAATTGCGGCCACACTGTTATAAGTTACTAAAGCAAATACATCATTATCTAATGCATTTTGCAATGTATCATTGGCAATTCTATCGATGCGCTTGGCTGCACGTTCTCTAACTTCAACCGGGCGATCAGTATATTGTTTAATAGATTCTACGGTTTGATTAACCCAATCTTCTTTTGTAATTCCGTAAAATTTACAGGGTTTTTCGTCAGGAGCAGCAACTAAAATCTTACGACCATCTTTCTTCCACGGTGTAAACTTTTTATTAAATTGTTTAAATCTGTCATCCGGACGAACAGTAATTTCTCCGTGTTGCAGATTGTTCTTTACAATACGATGCCAATATTTCCAACCGTTAGGATTTGAGACAGTGCGTTCATTTCCAAAATATCCGGTATCCATATAATAAAAAGTTCGCTGATCTTGCCAGCAACGTTTCATTATTTTATGTTTAAGAATTCCCCGGAGTAATATCGAATCAGACGAGTTTTCATAAACAAAATCATCTGTAGATATAGGAGTTGAGTTACAGCCAGCAGCAAACAAATTAACAAATTCATCATTGCCGTCTTTGCTTAAAAAGATCATAGACTGTGTTGTAAGCAATACTCTGTATAAATTCGCTCTCTATGCCATTCATCGCCCATTGGTGTTGTAGCAAAGTCGTGGAAGCTAGGTGTACCTAATGTATAGTGCAATAATTTTGCATCTTGATTTGCTCCTAGTTCGTCGGGTAACCAATTCCATTCAATTGGTAGCTCACCAATTAAGTCATCAGTGAGCCAGGTAAATCTATGAACTTGTGCTCCTGTGGAGTTTTGTACAAAGTCAGGAGTAACACCGGCATTAGCAGGATGGCCGCAATTCCATAAGATAACACTTGACCAATTCTTTCTAGGATAGTCTTCATTCTTTGCACCAAGATACTTTTCACTAAGTTTAGTTTTGTAATTATGTTTAACTACTTGGACTGCTTTAGTTTCATCACGCAACTCCCACAGTTTGTTGATGTCGTCACGTAATAACATATCGCCATCTATAAAGATAGCCCAACCGTTATACTCCATTAGATGCGGAACAAGGAAACGACTGTAGATAAATTGATTACTACCGTCTGTGTGTTTTTCTTGATAGTTTTGCATATTTTGCAATGCAAGTGGCGTAATCGAAACTGGCTTACTAGAATGTCTAATAATGCTGTTTGAACATACGTGATATGCAATAGCTTCTCTGTGATCGTACCCAATAAAAATATTAATCATTTTCTTTCTATATCCTCTTCTACACAGTTATCACCGTATTGTATTTCTACAACTTTTAAATATTCGTAAGGGTCTTCGTTTACTAGCTGATGCCATTGTGTATTATCAATGTGTACGTGTTCAAACTTATTGTAGGTTCCTAACAATTCTTTTTCGCCAGACTCGTTAAGTGTATAAACTGTTGCAGTTCCTTCAGCTACAAACCAATGTTCTGCACGGAAGCTGTGACGTTGCATACTTAATTGTTTGTTAGGGTCAACTGTTAATTCTTTTACTTTAACAGTGTTTTTATTTTCGTGCAATACACGATAGTTCCCCCATTGCCTATCGGTAGTAGGAGTTTTCCATTCTTGCAAGATCCAAGAACTAGAATTCTTTTTATCAAATCCGCCTATACCAAATTTAAATTCTATATTATCATCAGTAGTAGACATTTCTGGAATGTTTTCTTTGGTTCTATCCCCACCGTTTGCAAATATAATTTTATCGTCTGGATACAGTCTGCGTGTTTCTTTAATTGCATCTAATGCTGTCCCGTCGTCGTCTACAAATGAAATAGCTAGATCAACAACTTTCATTGCCTTAACAATTTCTATACGTTCTACCCAAGGTAAGAACGATCTTCCTTTTTTAGATTCTAACCATTTATCCGAATTAACGCCAACAACTAAAACATCTCCTAGTTTTTTGGCTTCTTTAAAATATTCTAAATGGCCTCTATGAATAGGGTCAAACCCGCCGGTGATTAGTACTATCTTTTTCATAAAGATATTTATCAGGTCAGTTTATTGGCCATAAATAAAAAGGATACAAATTTGGAGAATCCTTTGATCTTAACACCAGTAAGCGTACTAGATAACTTTTTTGATAACCCAGACAGTGTACGACAATGGGCATTACAACAAGAATATTTTTCTGATCCAACAGGAAAATGGCCAGGTAAACGTTCAAAGCAGTTAATTGATCTACATCCTGGATTCTTTCATTTTTTATCTAATCGATATTTTAATATGTTTTTTAATTTAGAGTATGAAACTATGAATTGGCACATTGAGGCAATGTTTCAACTTGTTGATAAAGATTATAAGTCAGGATGGGTACACGATGACAGTGGTTCTCAAATTACTGGGATCATTTATTTGTCACCGAATGCAAGTATACAGGGTGGTACTTCGATATATCGCCGAAAGTCTGATGTTGTGTTTTCTATTCCGGGAACTGAAGAAATTAAATGTAGCGCATACCAAGGAAAAACTTCTATAGAATCCGTAGAGCAACAGCGATTAGCTGACTCGGAAATCTACGAGGAAACTATTAGAGTAGGGAATGTCTATAACCGACTAGTGTCGTTTGATAGTCATTTACACCACGGAGCACAAGATTTCTTTGGCGAGGGAGAAGAAGCTAGATTAACTCTAGTGTTCTTTGTAAGAAAATTAATGGTTAATAAAACACCGGTAATGCGGGTCAAAACTACAGTGTAGCGTCTTCTAGGCCGGCTGTGCGCAGTTTAACAATGTTTGATACTTGCCACTGCTTGATGTCTAATGCTTTAATAATGCCAAGCCATTTATTTCTAAGTAAGGCAAAGTCATTGATAATTTTTTCAAAGTCTACAACGTCGGCTTCGCCCTCTACAAACTTTTCACAGTCTCTAGAGGACAAAGCACGTTGATAACTTTCTAAGTACTTACGAAAATGTTGACTTCGAAGGCGTCGTAATTCTATATTTAAATATTCTAAGATACCTTCAATTTCTTGAAGTTGGTTGAATCGGTTTTCAACGATACCCGGCATTTGTGCCGAAATCTTTTCTAATCTTCCTGATACTTTGCAATCGGACTTGGCTTGAATTAATTCTGCCTCATAGAATGCAACTGCATCTGGAATATTTGAAATATCCTTGCTAACCTTATCATACCAATTCATTTATTCCTCATCTTCGTAGTAATCTTCTTCTTCTTCGATTTCTTCACCATCAGTTGCATAGTTAATGGCATCATCTAAATATCCGTCGACACCTTGCAGACTTTGTAATACGCTTTCTTTAATACCATAATCTAATAAAGTATTAACAAAGTCGGCAGCTAAGTCTTTCCTGTGCTTCTCTGGGATATGTTCGATTACTAATGTCCAAATATCTGCAATTAAGTCGTCTTTCATTCATTGACCTCCAAGTCTGATTCAACATTATTAGTTATCTCAGAAGTGGAAATTTCACCGTGTTTCGAAATGTCTGACATTGCAATGTCTAGTCCGTCTTTCTCGTTCTTTTCCCAAGCCTTACGGAACTGCTTGATGATCTCACCGTCTTTGGTAGTGTAAACAAGGCTGTTACCTTCTTTCTTGAGCAACCCTTTAGCTTCGAACAGGTCGACTAATCCACTATATGGACTCATACCTGTTTCATAAGGAATCTCAACCTGTACACTTTCAAACGGCTTTGCATAACGTGTTTTCATAATCTTACAAGCTGCACGAATACCTTGTACTGTAGTAGTCTTGTTACCATCTGCATCAAGTTTCAATTTCAACTTACGCATTGCAACAACAATTGAGCTTGCGTAGATAAAGCCTTGACCGCCGGAGATCTTGTCATCTGGGTCAAACATATCTTGCGATGCGTATGTGTGATTAGTAGCGACTAAACCAATATTGTGTGCTCCGAACATATTAACACAATTACGAACAAGTGCTGTTAGTGCTTTAGGTTTACGACCCATATCACCTTTTAGATCGCCTGCCTGGAACTGATTAACGTCTGTAGGTGTTAACAACATACCTAACGAATCAATAATGAACAAGACTTTTGGTTTGTCTTCTTCCGGCATTGTCTTATACTCAGCAACAAATTCTGTAATAGTTTTTGCCACATCGTCAATCATAGCCATATTAAGTTTTAACAACTTGTCTGGGCTTGTATCGACGTCGAGTGCGTGTAACCATTTTTCGTCAAGTGCATTTTCTGTATCAATTAAGATTGGAAAAATTCCCTGGGCTTGTGCGTTTTTAACTAGGTTGCCTGAACAGATAAACGATTTGCCTGCGCCCGATTCGCCAGCAAATACTGTAACTTTTCCTAGTGGAATACCGCGATTAAAATCTCCGCTGATGAGATAGTTTAATGCGTAGTTGTTTGTACTAACCCAATCAGTTGGGTCGTTAAAGCCAATACTTAAACCGTCAATCGATTTAGTAATTGACTTTCTAAATTTAGAAATATCAAATGCTTTTGCCATATTAGTCTCCTAGAGGTGGTACAAGTGTAAGGCCTCACGACCTTACACTTGTTATTGCTTACTGTGCGTTATTACGGTTGCGAATCATTGCAAGGATGTCTTGCGCACGACTAGCACCTTCAGGAGCAGCCGCTGCTGGAGCAGCTGGTGCAGCTGGAGCAGCCTTAGGAGCAGGCTCGTCTTCAAAATCTTCACTTGCTGGAGCAGCAGGTGTTGACGTATTAGCAGTTGCACGATGTGGATCACCAGTTGCCTGTCCCATACCTGCTGGTTTGAAGTACTGACCCCAACGTTCCATATCATATGCTTCACCATCTACAGATGCTTCAAACATTTCCTTCATAACCTTCAACTCAACGTCTGTAGGTTTCTTAGGAAGGAAGTCACTCAAGTTAAACAACTGATGTGATTCCAATGCTGTAGCTTCGGCTTCTGTTAAAGAACGTTCACGACGGCTCCACTTTGAAGTAGAGTAGTCAGCAAAGCCACCTTTCGATGTCTTAGCAATACGGAAGTCCACACCCTTAAGGTAGTCAGTTGGCAATTCTTCCAACTCTGGATCCATTAATGCTGAACGGATGATTTGATAGATCTGAGGACCAATGATAAATCTACGGATTGGATTTTCCGGAGTCTTGTCATCGCCAATTGGATTTTCAACGATGAAGCCTTGGAAAATGTAACTGCGTTTCTTCCAATATTTACGACCCATTTCTTCTAGTGATTTGTCTTTAAACCAACCACGTACTTCAGATAAAATCGGACATACTGATCCATCGTTGTACATTTCTACACAAGGTACTTGTACAGTAATTGGACGAGAGTCTGTTTCACCTTTAACGCCTGCAAACGGCAATTTGATCATTGCACGTTCTACCCAGAAAAATGTATTGGCAGAGTTGCCGTCTGGTAAAAAGCGAATTACTGCTTCTTTGCCTTCCTGCATATTCCAATGTGGGTAAATTGCGTTGTCTCCACCGCCGGTGGATTGTCCTGTGGACTTTGATTGTGCTTCTTGTAGTTTAGCACGGATTTCTGCGAGAGTTGCCATTTGTATTGCCTCCTATAGCCTTAAATGTAAATGGTATTTGCCTTAATGCACATACATACATAGTATGCGCTTTTTATTTAGCAATGTCAATGCTTTTTCTTTTAAATTTGAATCTATGTTACCAAAACTTAAACTTTGATTTAAAAAACTTTTTATAAGCATTCTTTATTATATTACGTCTTGGTGCAAATGTACAGTGATTTAAGTAAGTTCGGACAGATACCCATTTTTCATCGTTCTCAGTCTTGTCACGTACTACTAATTTAAACTTGTCTTCAGATAAAGGGATAAGTTGACATAGCGGAGTACCAGCTTTAATAACTCCTGCTGTTTTATTATCAAGCCACCGTATTTGACAATTTAGTTCGGAACTTATGCTAGGGTCTAGTATTCCAGATTGGGCTTCAAACTCAAAAGAATCCGGGTATGGTAAGGGTATCATTATAAATTTTAAATCGTCAGGAACAATAATATGCCACGGGGTGCTAAGGTGTACAATTGTTCTAACACTACCTGGTCTTGCAGGCAAATTTTCTAAGCCGTTACGCGGTGCGTGTCCTGTTATAATGCTTCCTGGAAAATACTTTTCTGGATTTGCAATTGGAACACCCCATCGAAAATCAACACCGTCGGGTGCAGGTTCTATAGAAATATCCCAAGGTGCAGTTAAGATAAAACCTGTAGAAACTAAATCGTTAATACCCGGACATCGATAAATGTGGTTAGTTTTTTCATTATCTGAAAATTTCTGATTTTTATAATGTTGTCTAATTGATTCTATCCAATTAGGTTTTGCTTTTGCTGCTTCAATGATTGGATATGTATCTGCTACACCTTCCATCATCGAAAAAAATGTTATTGTTTTCATAGTTTATTCCGTAGGAAGTTCAGTATCGTGTGCATCTACTTCGTATGATTTTTTTGCTCTCATATGTTTTAACCAACCTGAAAATGTTGACAGTGCTAGATAGCTTATGCCGACGTGTCTAGCTAACGTTGTTTTATTAACATCACCTGTGTATGCTGTAATTGGTTCTCGCTTGATTGGGATAATCTGAATTAACGGTTCTCCCATTTTAATTAATGTATATTTGTTTTCTTTTAACATTATATTAATCGGACTTACAATGTTTCCCAAGTCGCCATCTACCCACGCAGGCAATGCTTCCCAATTGCGTGTGTCGTCATAGTAATACATAGGTTGATACAATAATCCGTATCCTTCAGCGGCCCACATCTTCCAAGGATTATCTAATTTAATTGCTGTTCTAACTGTAAACTTATTAGCAAGTAAATTTTGTAACTGTTCTTTTGGGTGCCAACCTTGATTAAACTTAGTATGACTGTATCTAATGTTTACAGACTCTCCATTAGGAGACGGAATTAATTCTATATCACACCAAGCAGGAATAACAAATCCAGCACTACAGTAGTCGATAATTCCCGGACACGATCTAACAGTTTTTACACTATCGATGCCGTGCTGTTCTTTTCTTATATATGTTGGCATATCTTTAAATGCCTTAGGCAAGAAGTTTTTTGCCGGCTCGATTGGTGCGTATTTACGAATGGCCCATTCTTCACAGGTAAAGTATACTTGGTGTTTCTGACGTTTTTTAAATGGCCACATTAATTTTTATTTTCCTTGATATATCAATTTATCTATAAAATTTATTGCGGTCATAAGAAATGGCTCATCGAGCCATTCTTATTTTTTCCAAACTTTTTGATATTTTGCTAGTGCTAGTTGTCTAGCTAGCCATAATCTAAACTTTACATAGTCTGATAGTTTATCTTCAACTACCTTACCAAAATCACGAGCCTTTAGATTACGACCAAAAGTGACCTCATCGTCTATTATGAGGTCACTGTCGTCTAATCCAAAATTACTTCGATGGAGTAGCGGCTTTTGCGTCTGCTTTAGCTGGCTCTTTCTTAGCAGGTTCGCTTTTTGCAGGCTTTTTCTCGTCTTTCTTAACTTCTGCCTTAGCTGGGGCACTTGCAGCTGGTGCTGGAGTTGCTGGAGCCTTAGCTGGCTCTGCTGCAAATGCTGTTAAAGCAAATGCGGATACGATGATTGCGATTACTGATTTCATTTTAAAGTTTCCTTTATGTTGTTGTACGCAAAGAATATTCCCTGCGTATATATATAACGCTCTAGTATGACTAAAAGTTTACACAAAAGTTTAATTTCATTTAGCCAAAAAGAAAGGGTACCGTAGTACCCTTCTCCCGAGGTCTTAGTCACCTCTAACCGCAACGAACAACCTTTACCAACGTGCTAATTCTTTAATTCTTGCTAATTCTGAAATTTCTGGACTCTGTTGTTGTGGAGCCATTCTTTCTACCATCTTGCGAGCAACGTGTTCTGCCTGTTCACCGAACTTTTTGCCTACCATAGTGCATACACCTTCTGGGCCTTTTGGAAATGTGCCTGAATCTCTATCATAGAAGCTGTGAATAAATTCAGCAACTTCTTTCACGTCCATTTGCTGTGACTTTCGACGAGCAACATCACTCATATGTGTTACTTTCCCACGAGGGTCTTTTGGAGGGCCTTTACGCTTTTCCCAATCACCTTCGTGTTTCCAACTCTTTACCTTGCCTGTCTCTGGATCACGTTCTACTGTATCTGTGGCTTCTTGTGGTGCTTCTGGCGCTGTTGTATCACCCCCTAGTGCAGACGCCGGCGTTTCACCTGCTTGTAAATCCCCAAAATCTAATTGTTCTAAAGTTTCTGGAGCATTAGTAGTTAGCCACTCTTGCACTAAGCCTCTTACATCTAGGTTTGAATCTTGTTTTGATTGTTCTTTGATTGCGTGTTGTAATCTAGGATCTTCAATAATGCCTTTTAAACTTTCAATTGCATTGATTCCATCTACTCCTGCTGGAAACTCGTTACTAACTAACTCTTGTAACTCTCTAATAGCTGACGCTTGTTCTTCGGGATCTTGGCTTTGTATAGCACTGTCTTCGCCTAATTTCATAACCCAGGATTCAAAATTTCCAAACGGGTCGTTGTTTTCAATAACATCTTCATCTGAATCTGTTGTTGTAGGTGCTGTTAATTCGACTATGTCGTCATAGCCTATCTCTGATTCTTTCATTAATCTGTATAGAACTGGAAATACTGATTTAATATCTTCTTTAAAATTACGTACTGTGAATTTTTCTGTAAAATCTTCTGCAACTTCTTGCGGAACTTCCATCGGTTGTCTTGCCTGGAATGAATTCTTGTAGGCCTCGTAATGACTTTGTTTGCTTAGTGCCTTAATTTGTTCACGTAATCCATCTAATGCATTTGAACTGCGTTCAACAATGCCGTTAGTATCGCTGTTCATTAAATCGTTGCGGACAACGTAGTTGCCAAAGCTCTTTAGTTGAGCAATTTCTTCACTCATTCCGATAATACTTTTACCAACATCATCATACGGAACTCCGCCGTTTGCAACGTGGCGTTGCATAGCACGGGCACCTGCTAAGTGAATGAAAGGATATTTAAATCTTTCTCCGTCTGCATTTTCAACAAACAATCCTCCGATGTTTCTTGATCTTGCACCTGGTACATCACCTTCTGGTAATGCTTGACTATGTTTAATAATCAAACGTGTGTTTTCTAGTTTCTGATAACTAACTGTTTTTGTGCCATATAGGCTGCTTTCGTTCATAACGCTTTCTCCGACCGGTGCTGTTACCGCAGTGTTAGGGCCTTGTGGTTTAGGCTGGTTGTATTGACTTAAAAATTCGTAATCTCGTTTATCTAAATTATCTTTAGCGATATCTCGAGTATCAAACGCCATTAATCGGCGCTTGGCAAATAATCTTAATTCTTTTAAAAATCCGTACCAGTTAGTTTTCTGGTCGCCATCCATTGATTCTGTAATTCCTGTAGAAAAATAAACTTTTAAGGAGTTATTTTCAGCAAGGCTAATACTAACGTGACCAATTGCTTGTTCACCTTCTGTATAATCAAAATCAAAGAATCTTGCTTCTTCTGGATTGATAGTAATCTCACCAGTTTCGGAGCCTAATTTTAGGCCTGTGAAGCGACTTCTAATTTTATAGAATAAATCTGTGGCAATGTTATTTGTTGCATTCATAGTTATATTTATCAAAACCCGCTGCTTACAAAGATAGGCATAGGCATTTGATCTTCTGTTAATTTTTCGGTCATTTTATCGTAAATCTGCGGATCCCAGTCAGCTAATACAGCAGCCATACGTATAATTAATAGCACAGCACTCACTAAGTCGTCGTGTTCACCAGTTTTTGCGCCAAAGCCAATCCCGTGGGCAACGAATGTCTTTAATTCTGAAATCAATGGTTTACTTTTAATGATCATTTTCTTTGTTTCTAGCATATTTTTTAACTGGCTGCACGATGTAATTTTAGTGCGGTGCGTTGTGTTAAATCCCTTGCGGAACTTACGAACGTGACCTTTACGCATAGGCTCACTTAAGAATAATCCGGGGATATTTTCTTCACCTAGGTTGCTAATAACAATTAACGCAGCCTCACCTAATGTATTATTTTCTACGCTGTAATAAATTTGCGGACTGTGGCCTTTTTCTTCTCCACGTAATTGAATGTATTTGCAAATTTCACGCAAATTCTTTACCTGTGCTTGTACAGGAGTTAGGTTATGGCGCCATTCTGCCACCTGTGTCATAGCAGGCATTTCAAATACTTGAATAGCAGCGTAGTCTCCACCGGTTCCTAAACTAGGATCTAAAGAAACCAAGTATGTTGCTTTTGGATCAATGTCTTTATACCAACGTGTTTGCCCCATTGTCATAATAGGCTCTTCACCTTTAAGCTCAGTAAGTTTAACAGCATTAATAAGGGTTTCGTCGAAGATTAAGAATTCACAATCAAACTCACGACGGAATCGTTCTTCACCGATTTTAGCACGTTCTGTTTGTGCCCACTTTTCGTCACGATCTGGATGTTCGTTCCAGTGTGCAAAGAAACTGTGAAATCCGTTTGTACCTAACTCTTGTTCATTGCCAAATTCATCAAACTTCTTGTTAGCTTCAGTCCAGATCATAGCAAACTGGTCTTCGTCACTGTTAGGAGTTGATGTAATAATACACTTACCACCTGTTGACAATGTAGGCGATAGCGCAGTCCAAAACTCTTTGGCTTTTTCTGGTGGCTGTACAAACGCAAACTCATCACAATAAATTAGCGATAGAGATTTACCACGGCCTGTGTTTTCTGTTGTTGTGGTTGCTTGGATACGTGCGCCATTATCATACTCAATAGTATTACGATTGTAACTGTACACGCCAGCACGAATAAAATCAGGAAGGTTTTCATAACCAAATCGATACCTGTTCATAATATCCTGCGCACCTTCATACTTGTGAGCAGCGATCAAGACTTGTTCTTCAGGTACAAACATAGTGTAC